ATAATAATTTCAGCGTTGGGCAGACAGTTACCGTAACTGGGATTACACCATCTGGTTTGAACATTGCAAACAAAATAATTACCGCACGGAACGCCACAACATTTACGGTTGGGGCATCTGGTGGGGCAAGTGGTTCATACTCGTCTGGTGGAACAGCAACTGTTACATACTCTGGTTGGAGTGGTGCGGATGGCAACGACCTTCTTTACGACAAAAAAGGAAGTTTGCTGCAGTTGACCGAAGGAAACATTCTTCTAACACTTGAGGCCTATACAAATTAACATGGCATACAGTGAATTGACCACCAATCTGATTTCGCCACAAAATAGGCTGGAATCACGAATTGTCTCATCTGGCTCTATCGTTGAAACGAAGAGCCCGACTGGGTATGTTCATGACTGGGAGTTCACCAATGCCCAAGAAACGGTTGTGGCTGAAACATATATTCACCCACTTCAGTATTCGTTTGAAATACTCCCAATTGATGAAAATGAGCCAGTAGAAATTCAATTGAATCATTTTTCAGTTGACTCTACGACCGTTCAAGACTCATTGATTCAATTTCACGCTCGGTTTAAGTGTTCAAGAATTTTGACAATTGAAACAACGCTTATTGACGAGCACGGTGATGAAGTTATTCATTCAAACTCAACATTCGCTGGAAACTGGTCAACTGGCTGGTCTGGACAATTACGGGTATCAGAAAACGACCCTGCAGAATTTTCTGTTCACATCAGAATTCTTGGGCACAGCGGCTCCAAAATACATATGACGCTGCCAACGCTTGTTGACGATGTTTCTTTCTATAACAACCCGTTTGTTCAGAACGGGCGGCGTAACTTACCTACATTCATGTGGGATAAAGACAAAGAGCAGACATATCCACAATATCCTTTTTACAAGTTAATGCACGCTTTGACATATTACGCTGGGATAGCCAGCCAGATGTCGTCAAATTTTTACAGATTTAGCAAATCTGAAATCTCCGCAAAATTTGGAACCGACCCAGTGTGGGCAAACAGCATATTGGTTGATGCAGACTATGTTCATCAGGACTACGAGAAGTGGCTTGCTCAGTTTATTGGAGCAAAAATCATTAGAAGTATCACCGTTGATGGCGTAGAACTAATTGACGACCCAGATGCTTTTGCTACATGGCAACTAAATACTGCATACTTCGGCCGCGAGGCGGGCACGACTAAAGCGATTCGCGAAACTGTAAAACAAATTCTCACTGGGAACAAGGTCGTATACATAATCCCAGGTGGAACCTCGTTCGTGATAAATATCTACACCCTCACAAGCGAAACCCCTGGAGTAGCAGCCGTTGGCGATACAAGTGATGAAGTTCTGGCAATCGCCAATTTGACTCGTCCGCTTGGCTTTGAACTGCATCACGAAGTGTTTGACGAACTCCCACTACTTCTTGATGACCCAGACTACGGAATCCTTGATGAAGCGGTTCTTGGTTCAAGCGAGTTTGCTCCAGTATTCCTCCTTGGAAGCCTGAGTGCTGGTGTTCTTGATACAGCGGTACTTGCTTAGTGGTAAAATTGGTACTGGCGATAAGGAGCAATTATGAGCACTAAATTCGTTAAAGATGCAGTTGAACAGGCTGCAAAAACATTCATCACCGCCTATCTCGGAGCATGGATTGCTGCAGGGTCAGATTTTGACTCATTAGTTGACACCGCAACCCTCAAGGTTGGAGTTGTCGCTCTTGCGGCATCAATTGCAATGAGCATGGGATTGAAGAAAGTTGGACCAAACAAGGATTCCTCAAGCGTCTTGTAGTCATTCCTCCTGCCAGCAATGGCAGTATTGGCTTACAATTAGGGCGCTGGATATTTAGGAGCGCGCATCTATGCTTGCAGGAACTTACAACATAACTTGTCAGCAGGGGGCTACATTCACGCGCTTCATAACTATGAAGTACCCAGACCCCAACTCTCCACCGTCTGACCCTACTTATCTCCTTTACGACCTCACTGGCTACGAAGCCCGAATGCAGGTGCGCCGAACCGTTGACTCCTCGTCAGCACTAGTTTCATTGTCAACAGATGACGGAAGTATCGTCCTCGGCGGAGAAGACGGAACAATTGAAATCACTATTGCTGCCGAAGACACCGCCCTGCTGACAAGTTCTGGGGTATATGACCTTGAAATTATTTCTGACGCTGGTGTTGTGAGCCGCGTGCTACAGGGTGAGTGGCGCCTATCGCCAGAGGTCACGCGATGACAGTTACAAACTCCGTTCCAAATCAGGTAATCGTTCAAGAACCAGTTATAGATGTAAACATTGACGAAGAGGTCCCAAGTTTAATCACTATCTCTACGGTTGGTTCCGCGACAGTACGGCGACATGTCCACACCCAGGCATCTGCTTCGCAGGTCTGGACAATCAATCACACGCTTGGTGGGTATCCGTCTGTAATGGTCGTTGATTCAGCAAAAAGCGTTGTTGTCGGCGACATTTCATATGTAAGCAACACGCAAATTGTAGTAAACTTTAGTTCTGCGTTCTCTGGATATGCCTACCTCACTTAAGGATTACTTATGGCAATGAAATTTGTTACAAATCTTGATATCAATCAAAATCAACTTCTCAATGTAACTTTTGAAAAGGTTCCGACCGACCCGTCAAGTGGCAACTTTGAAGGTCGGATGATTTATAACACGGCCACGGACACCATCAAGGTCTACACGGGTAGTGCATGGAAGTCATTGCCACACACGCTTTCCGCAGGTGGCTCGCATACAGATGCCCTCACCATCACCGAGTCCAATGGAACGGTAACGCTGACCCTGAATCTTGCCGATACGGACAGCGCTGGTTTGCTCTCCAGCACTTTCTGGAACATGCTTAATGATGCAACATCGGATGCAACTGCAAGCAAATTAGTCAAAAGAGACGCAAACGGCAACGCCAAAGTCGCAACCCCAACAGACGCAGCGCATATTGCAACCAAGGGCTATGTTGACGCAGCCCGCCAGGGTCTTGATGTAAAGCAATCAGTTCGTGCTGCCACGACTGGTCCAATCACTATTGCAACAGGGCTTGAGGCTGGAGATACGCTTGATACGACAGTAACACTTGCTGCTGGCGACCGCGTTCTTGTTAAGAACCAGAGCACCGCATCGGAAAACGGTATCTATGTTGTTCAGAACACTGGAGCACCAGTTCGTGCAACAGATGCAAACGGCACTGCTGACACTGGAACGGTTTCTGGCGGAACATTTACATTTGTTGAAGAAGGAAGCGTAAACGCAGACAGCGGTTGGGTTGTTTCCACAAACGGTTCAATCACCGTAGGAACCGATGCCATGAACTGGGTTCAGTTCTCTGGTGCTGGTTCAATCGTTGCTGGTACTGGTCTATCCAAAGATGGAAACACACTTAATGTTGGTGGCACTGCCGACCGCATCACGGTAAACGCCGACACAGTTGATATTGCATCAACCTATGCTGGTCAAACATCAATTATCACGCTTGGAACCGTTACCACTGGTACATGGTCGGCAACCACCATTGCTGTCAACAAGGGCGGTACTGGCGCTACATCCTTTACGAGCAACGGAATCCTTTTTGGAAACTCCACAAGCGCAATTCAGGTAACTGCTGCTGGAACCCAGTATCAGGTTCTTCAGGCTGGTTCTGGTGGAACGCCAGAATTTGGAGCCGTAAACCTCTCGCAGTCCGCCGCCATCACTGGGACCCTCCCAATTGGCAATGGTGGTACTAACGCAACATCTGCTTCTGCGGCACGCACAAGCCTTGCTGCTGGTGGGACGCAGGGTTCTGGAGTAAGCACGCCAGCACTTGCTCGCAAAGTTACAAAAGCAGTTGGAAACGGCGCAGACACATCATTCACGATTGTTCACGCCTTCAACACTCGCGAAGTGATGATTCAGGTTTACGATTCAAGCAACTACGACACAGTAATTGCCGACACCGTAAGAACAGATGTTGATACGGTTACTGTTTCCTTCTCAACCGCTCCTTCATCTGGCGCATACACAGTCGTAGTTATCGGTTAATACATAGCACCTTGAGGGGTGTGACAAACATAAAGAGACAGTTGAGGCTGTATCAATGACAAGATTTGTAGGGACACCGCTACGCGGAACAGAGTTCTCAAGCGTAAGTGATGAGGCTATTTCAGCACGAGTTGGGTCTGATACTTACCCTAGAGTACGCATTGATGCAGGCGGCAGAATTACATGGGCATCTGGCTCAGCGACTGGGGATACAAATCTCTACCGTGATAGCGCGAATGTCCTCAAAACCGACGATGTATTTCAGGCACTTTCTGGAGTTGTCACCCTTGCCACAAATGGTGCGCCAACAGCATCGCTAGCAAATGGTGCAATTGCAATTGACACCACAAATCATGTTTTTTATTTCCGTTCAAATGATGCCTGGAATGAAGTCAATGCAAGCGGAGCAACATTAACCGTATCCGATGCGGTCCCAACAGAAGACTTAACAGAAGGCGACCTGTGGTACGAGTCTGATACTGGTAAAACATTTGTTTATTATGATGCTTTTTGGGTTGAAATTGGCAACAGCGGTAGTGGAGTTGTTGCCGACAGCATCACTGGCAACGCTGCTACCGCAACAAAATTGCAAACAGCAAGGAATATTGCCCTTACTGGAGATGTAACAGGAACTGTTTCATTTGATGGTTCCGCAAATGCATCAATAACCACAACAATACAGGCAAATAGCGTTGCCCTAGGGACTGATACCACGGGCAACTATGTATCTGATGTGTCGGCTGGAACTGGAATTTCTGTTTCGCATACACCTGGAGAGGGTTCAACAGCAACTATCTCAATTGAGTCAACCGCATGGACATCTTATACCCCAACAATTACTGCTGATGGTGGTGGTTTTGCGCTGAACAATGGAACACTTACTGGACGGTACAAGCAAGTAGGCAAAACAGTTTTTTTCAAATTGAAATTTGTTTTTGGTTCAACAACAAGCGCAGGAACTGGCCACTGGAACTTTAGTCTCCCAGTAACTGCTTATGATGCTAACTTCACATTTACAGCAGCAATACTTGATGACTCTGTCGCTTGGTACGGAGGAATTGGTAACGGTAATTACACTGGCTCAACATCAAGTTTTGCAGTAATCATTCCTGGCACCAGTGCATCAGTAACAACATGGGCATCTGTTGGTAATGGTGGTCCATTTATTTGGGGTACTGCTGACAACATCACCATCTCAGGAAGTTATGAGGCTGCATAATGGCTATGAACTTTCCTAATTCACCAGCAACCAACGATACTTACACGGTTGGCTCAAATACATGGTCTTACGATGGTGAAAAATGGGTATTAGTTGCAACACCAATAGACATTGATGACCTTGGTGATGTTGTAATTACATCTGCAGCAAATGGCCAACTTCTTGAGTTTGATGGGAACAATTGGGTTAATGCGGTTCGCCCATCTAGCGAGCCAATAGGTCACGAAGATAAAACAGAGAGCACCATAGCATTTGATGAAAGTTCTAGAGAATTTTCTATTTCCCCTGTTGGTGCGTCATTTACTGTTTGGTGCACTGGAATTAGGTATGTTAAAACAACTACGCAAACAGTTCAAATACCAGATACATCTGGTCTTTACTACATTTATTTTAACTCATCTGGGACATTGGCTTACAGAACTTCGTTTTTTGACTGGGAAAACGATACGCCAACTGCATATATCTACTGGAATGAAGTAGATAACAAAGCATACTTTTTTGCCGACGAGCGCCACGGTGTAACTCTTGATTGGGCGACTCATGAATACTTGCATAGAACACGCGGAGCAGCGATTGCAAACGGTTTTGGCGTAAGCAGTTATTCAATTGATGGTGATGGTTCTTCTGACGACCATGCAAAATTTGACCTTGCTGGTGGAACATTTTTTGATGAAGATTTACAAGTGGATATTTCTCATTCCAATACGCCAACGGCAAACACATGGGAACAGATTCTTGAAGGCAATGCTGAAATCCCTGTCTTCTATCGCTTGAACAATCACTGGAAAAAAGATAGTGCAACAGAATTTGCATTCAAGCAGGGAACATCGCGCCCTCAATTCAACTTGTTCAGTTCACCAAACTGGTCAACAACAGATATTGACAATAATAAGTTTGCTATCTCTTGGATTATTGCAACAAATAACTTAAACGAACCAGTCATTGCAATCATGGGGCAGGCTTCATACAACACTATTGGTGAAGCGGAAGCGGCTTTGTGGGAAGGACTCAATCTTGACGGATTTCCAATTGTTGAATTCCGTCCATTGCATAAGGTTGTATTCCAAGGAACTGACTCATTTACAAACTCCGTAAATGCTGCTATTCGCGGTATTTATGATTTGCGCCGAATACATTCCAACGGAAGCACGGTCCCATCAACTCCAGTGTCCGACCATGGGTCAATGACTGGTCTTTCAGATGATGACCACACTCAGTACCTAACCGATACCCGCCATAACGCCCTTGACCATTCAACGGCAATGGGAACAGTGGTCCTGGATGACATCAACGATGTAACTGCGCCATCCCCGTCATCTGGAGATTTCCTTAAGTGGAATGGAACCGCATGGGTCAACGACCCAATCAACCTTGGCACCGACACTGTTGGCGATTCTGACGATGTTGCAGAAGGAACAACAAACATCTATTTCACTGACTCAAGAGCACGAACTGCGCTTTTGGCAGACAATAACGGAACATCAAGCGGAATAAGACTTATTGCACCGAATACTGGAACTGTTGAGTTAATAAGTCACGAAGCAACCAGGTTCGTAAGAGTAACTTCAAACGCTGCAACAGGTGGCGGGAAAATAGAAATAGCGGGCTCGGCCCAAGTTATTGCTGCTCCTTCAATTGCCGACCCAGGTGACTTGAGCGTTGCTGGAAGTGTCATCGTTGGCGGTGCGGTTGTTTTTGAAGGCGCAACTGCAAATGATTATGAAACAATCGTGCAAGTCGTGGACCCGACTGCAGACAGAACAATTACGCTTCCAAACGCAAGCGGAACTGTAGCGCTCAGTGGTTCAATCGCACTGGGAACTGACACGACTGGTGGATATGTTGCTTCGCTGGTTGAGGGAGCGGGAATAACGCTTACAAATAACAGCGGCCTAGAAGGTGCAACACCGACAATTGCATTAAGAAGCAATGTTGTTACATCTACTGGAACATTCAACTCAGTAACCGTTGATACATATGGTCGCGTTACAAACGGTTCAACCGTACCAGTAGTGACGACAGCCGATACTGGAACAGTAACCAGCGCGATGATTCAAAATGGAACCATTGTTGACGAAGACATTAGTTCTAGTGCGGCAATTGCTTTGTCCAAACTCACAACATCTGGTGCAACAACTGGTGACTTGATTTCCTTTAATGGAACTACCTGGACAACATCTGCCCCAGTTTCTAGCAGCAGCATTACTGTTTCAGACACTGCTCCTTCTCCAGCAGAACAAGGCGACCTTTGGTACAACTCGCTGACCCTTGATGCTTACATCTATTACTCGTCAGCATGGGTCCAATTGTTCAACGACGACCCATTGGTGACAGACCTGCGAGATTTGACCGATGTGCTCATTGACGGAGAGACATATGGCCAAGTGCTCTCGTATAACGGCACAGAATGGGCTAACACATCTTTGGTTGGCATTTCTGCTTCTTCAGCATCAAATTACACCCTCGTGTTGACGGACATGAATAAAACAATTGAGCGAGATTCCTCTTCGGCCAATACCGTTACAATTCCATTGAACTCTTCGGTTCAATTCCCAATCGGAACAAAAATATCGGTTTATCAGTACGGAACTGGCAAAACGCAAATTATTGGTGATGCTGGGGTCACTGTTCGCTCAAACCCTGGTTTCTATCTGTCGGCCCGATACTCCGTTGCCACGCTGGTAAAACGAGCCGCTGACGAGTGGATACTATTCGGCGACCTGAGCGCATCGTAGGAGAATCATGGCTATTTCATTTCCAGCATCACCATCAACAAATGACCAATTTTTCATTGTCGGCAAACTCTTCGTATGGAGTGGTACCACATGGAGTAGACGCAATTTATATGCGATAATTGACGGTGGATTGTCGTCAACAGCGGTTTCTGGCGATATCAACACAGTAGATGGAGGCGATGCCTAATGGCTTACAAGAAGATACTTTTCCGTCGCGATACGGCGGCTAACTGGACATCCGCTAACCCCACCCTGTCCAGCGGCGAAGTTGGATTTGAGACAAATACTGGCAAGTTCAAGATTGGTGACGGCACAACCGCATGGACCTCGCTCGCCTACACCGTCGGACAGAGAGTCGGAACAACAGATAATGTCACTTTCAATAATCTCGTAGTTTCTGGCGACCTTACTGTAAGTGGCAATACGACCACTCTCAACACGGCAACACTGTCGGTTGAGGACAATATTGTCATTCTTAACTCTGGCGTAACTGGCTCCCCATCTTTGAACTCTGGAATAGAAGTTGAGCGCGGCGATTCAACAAATGTTGTTTTGCGTTGGAATGAATCAACCGATAAGTGGCAAGTAACAGAAAACGGAACCGATTACTACGACATCATCAATGCCACATCCCTTGAGGCGCGACTTGGCGAAGAGCACTGGCACAAGACTGCCCGACTTGCTACAGCAGCCGCATTGCCAAACACGCCGTCATACACCGCTGGCACCCTTGACTTAGACGGCGGATATGGAATTGGCGCAACGCTTGAGTCATCATCAAATGCGCGACTTGTGATTGATGGAACAAATGCAAATACCACAGACCGTGTTCTTGTAAAAAATCAAGCAAACGCCGCCCACAATGGTGTTTACGATGTAACCGCACAAGGTAGCGCTGGCTCACACTGGATTCTGACTCGCGCTAGCGACATGAACGGTTCTCACGCAGGACAAATAAAAGTCGGCGAATCAGTTGGTGTTCGTGAGGGAACAAATAACTACTATCAGCAATTTTCAGTATCAACAACTGGTACTGGCACGGGTGGCGCGCACATCATTGGAACTGACGACATCACATTCGTCCAATACAGTGGAACTGCGTCTTTCAACCCTGGTAACGGATTAACGGTTACTGGAAATACACTGAATGTTGCAACCGCTGACGCTGGACGAATTTTTGTTGGTGCTGACAGCATTGACCTTGCGACAATAAATCAATCAGATAACTCTGGTTCTGCTGGTCTTGCTTTTGTCTCGGCAATATCGCGAGACGGTTACGGCCGTGTGCTTGGTGTAACGACAAGCAATGTTGAATTAACCCTTGGGACGAATACAACTGGTTCATATGTTGCCTCTTTGGTTGAAGGGACTGGCGTAACCATCACCAACAACAGCGGGGAGGGAACCACCCCAGCAATTGCTATTGGGCAGGCTGTTGGGACTACATCAAATGTAACTTTTGCAACAGTGACCGCAAACCTGACTGGTGAAGTTACAGGAAATGCAAGCACAGCAACAAAATTGCAAACAGCCAGAAACATTGCTGGTCAGGCATTTGATGGAACTGCATCAATTAACATTGCTCCAACGGACTTAACTGGAGTCACCTCAACTGCTGCAGAATTGAATATTCTTGATGGTGCTACGCTTTCAACAACTGAACTCAATTATGTTGATGGTGTTACATCTGCTATTCAAACGCAGTTAGATAGCAAGGCAAGTTCGGCTGCCTCACCAGTCATAACTCTTGCTGGAGACTTGACTGGAACCGTAACACTGACCAACCTTGGCAATGGAACACTTACCGCAACTATTGCTTCAAACTCTGTTGCCCTTGGAACCGATACAAGTGGAGATTATGTTGCCTCGCTTGTTGCTGGAACGGGAGTAACGCTCACAAATAACTCTGGTGAAGGAGCGACGCCAACGGTTGCAATTGGCCAGGCAGTTGGAACAGCGTCAGAAGTGACATTCGCGAAAGTAACAACAACTGGGAATGTTGTTGTTGGCGGAAACCTTCAGGTAACTGGAACGACAACAACCGTTAACCAAGAGAGCCTCGCAATTGAAGACCCGTTGATTTACCTCAACGATGGAAGCACCGTATCCAACCCAGACCTTGGTTTTGCGGGCAACTATAACGACGGCACATACCGACATGCTGGTCTTTTTGCAGACGCATCAGATGGGCAAAAGTTTAAGTTCTTTAAAGGTTTGACCGTTGAGCCGACAAACCCAATCAACACTGCACACGCCTCATACGCTGCGGCAGATGTTGTAGCAAACACCTTCCAAAGCACAGTTGCAACTGGGACTGCCCCATTTACCGTAGCCTCTACAACGGTTGTAACAAACCTAAATGCCGACTTCCTTGATGGTCAAAGTATTGCATACTTTGCGCCAATCAATAGTCCAACATTCACGGGTACCGTGACACTCCCAAACCAGACCGTGACGGCAGCGATGATTGCCGACAACACTATTGTTGACGCAGAAATTAGCAGTAGTGCAAACATTGCCATATCAAAATTGGCAGATGTAGTGACTAATGCCCAGACAGCAAATTACACGCTCGTGTTAAGCGATAGGTCAAAAATTGTTGAAATGGGCGTTGGTTCAGCAAACACCCTTACCGTGCCGCCAGCATCATCGGTCAACTTTCCAACTGGAACACAAATAAATGTGCTCCAAACAGGCTCTGGGCAGACTACAATAACCGCAGGCGCTGGAGTCACGATTAACGGTACTCCAGGGTTAAAAGTTCGCGCTCAATGGTCGTATGTTACGCTAATCAAGCGGGCATCAGATACATGGGTTGCTGTAGGAGACCTTTCGGCATAATTTATGGGAGCACAAAATCAATCACTTGATAGTGGTGGTAAAAAGCCAACCACTCCGACCATTGGCACTCCAACATTCAATAACACGAATGGCCATGTCTCTGTTCCATTTACTGCTTCAACATATACTGGTAAGAGCACCATCACATATACGGTCACATCAAGTGGTGGACAAACAGTAACTGGTGCCTCTCCAGCCGTATTCACCACGCTGAATGCGGGAACCGCATACACATTTACCGTTCGCGCAACTGCTGGGAATGGAGTTCTTTCTGATGTTTCTGCCACTTCAAGTTCTGTAACACCAGGAATTAGGCCATCTGCGCCAACCATTGGAACAGCAACTGCTGGAAACGCTCAGGCAACTGTTACATATACCGCTGGGTCAGTTGGGTCTGGCGGAGTTACATACACAGCAATTTCAAGTCCTGGAAGCGTCACTGGAACTGGTGGTTCGCCAATTACTGTGACTGGACTAACAAACGGAACTGCTTATACATTTATTGTTAGGGCTTCCAATGTTTATGGCTCTGCTGATTCTGCTTCATCAAACTCAGTAACACCAGTTGCTCCTCCGTATTTCCCACCGTTCTTCCCTCCGTTCTTTCCACCGTATTTCCCACCGTTCTTCCCGCCGTTCTTCCCGCCGTTCTTCCCGCCGTTTTTCCCGCCGTTTTTCCCGCCTGCATTCAAGTAGTTAACTGCGATAAAATCGCTTTAATTATTACAAAGAGGGCTTATGCAGCGAAAAACAACAAGTCTTACAATTATCCCAAATTTCATTTCGGACGCTGACGCTAAAGACATTGTTGATTTAGCAATAAAATCAGATGACAAATTTAATTTTGAGATAACCAAAGACGGAAAGCAAATATCCACAGCAGATAACGCTGTTGGGAAAATGGGATGGGAAGAAGCGCCGACCAAACTCCGCAATGGGTCGCCTTATTATGTTCCGTCTTTTTCCGAAAACCCAAAACCAACTAAAAATAATGGTTTCACAATAAACTATCGCGAAGACACGGAACTATGGGCGCTAACCGACAGGCATGTCGCTTTAGTTGCAAAACAAATAAGCACTATGTTTGACATAGAAGAACTTGAACTTATGGCGACAATATTCCGCCGTGGCAAAACTGGAGCAACAATGCCGCCACATCAGGACGGTCCTGTGTTGAATGGTAATCAACTAGTAAATATTGACTTCAGTTGTTTTATGTTTTTAAATGAAGATTTTGAAGGTGGTTCTATACATTTTGAGGAACTAGGAGTTTCGTGGCAACCAATCTGTGGTTCTGCGGTTATTTTAAGCAATACCTCAACGAAGTCAATGGTGCATGAAATTAAGCCAGTAACAAAAGGGGAGAGATTTTCCATAAATGCTTTCTTCAGGATTCTGTAATCGGATAAGATTCAACAATGACCTCCCCGTGGAAAGTTCCGCCTGGATATTTTGGCACATCAAAAGACAACATTTTAATTCTTGATAATTTCATTGAATTAAATGACCTAAACAAAATTTATAGTTTTGCCACCTCAATAACAGAATGGGAAAATCCTGCATCAGAAAATCAATACGATGAAAATGGCGTATGCACATACAACGCCAAGTACTGGAATGACCGTCAGTGCCCAGCGCACTTGATAGAAAAACACAGCCAGGAAGTCCATGACTTGATTGACTTCTACATCGTTAAATTACAAAAATATGCAGAAAATTTTTACAAAGTTAAACTTAGCAAACGAAGTCCTGTAATAGTTAGATGGTTTCATGGGCTTGAACAGCGCCCACACGCCGATAAGCAAATGCTTGATGGCTCACCCAACCCGTTTACCGACTACGACCTAAATGCACTGTTTTACTATAATGACAATTTTGATGGCGGAGAACTGTATTACCCAGACCACGACATTATTGTCAAACCTCGCCCTGGACTTGCCGTCATGCACCCAGGAGATATTCACTATCTGCACGGTGTAAAAAGGATTGTCGGTGCGGATAGATTTACTACGCCCGCTTTTTATACGGTTGAAGAGTTTCTTTAGGAGCAGCAATGAATTTTGAATATATCGGTGACAGAAAGTATGGAATCATTGCGTACCGCAACGCTTTAGGGAAAGAACTGCGCCTACCAGAAAGACTGGAAGAGACTATCGGCAATAGCACGCAACCACCATTTATGTGGATGGACGCACTAGTTGGGTTTGGACAAAAAATGCCACAGTACAGAGACTGCGTTGATTGCAAAATAGGCAACACTCATATTGAAAATTTGCCGCCACAGTTTTCCGAAATGAAGAACATCTACGAAGACACCAAAAAGGGCCTAATACCCTGCCTCCAGGATTATCAAAGCAAATATAACATTTCTATGAATTTCATGGAAGCAATCAATTATGTTCGCTACAAAGAGAACCAGCACTTCAATGTGCATAGCGACCATGGGTTTTCATACATATGCACAGTCTCATCTGTCATGTATTTGAACGACGACTATGACGGCGGCGAGTTGTGGTTTCCGTATTTTGAAATGTCGTTCAAGCCGCAGTATGGAGACATTTTACTATTCCCTTCAACATTTATTTACGCACACGCATCAAAGCCAGTTACCAGGGGAACAAAGTATGCTGCAGTAACTATGTTTGACTACAACGATGCATTCCATGATTTTTCAAAAGAAATTCCATACAATGCCGCGCCTAATTATTAAAAAAAGTTCTCATGATTTGCCAATTGTAAAACAGTCTCGCATTAAGCGAGATTGGATGGACGCTACGCACAACAAACATGCGTATCAGTGCTTGCCGATGACATACGCGAATGTGTACGGTTGGGAACTTTGTCTACCGCATGATGTAGTCGTTGAATGGGACGGAACACACAACCCAGTTAAGGTTTTGTCTGGCGGAGAATTTAATGGCTTAACAGTCGCTAGTGGGAACATCTCTGGCATGGTCACATTTAGGACAAATTGCGCGTTTCAGACAGAATCTGGGTATGACCTATGGATTGGTGGCTCGCCTAATTACTTTGTAAATGGCGCTGAACCTTTATCGGCGATAATCCCAAGTAGTTGGTGGCCAGACCCATTTGATATGAACTGGAAAATAAACAAAATTAATGAACCAGTAGTTTTTGAGTCTGGAAGCCCATTTATGTTTTTTTATATTTTTGATAACTCCCTGCTCCAGAACACAGAGGTTGAATTTTCTGTTTTGTACGAAGACCGCGAATTCGTTGAAAAACGCAAAAAATACAACGAAATGAAAATGAAGAATCAAGCAGAAAATCCATGGACATGGACAAAGGGCATAAAAACTGGGCTGGACGCTGATGGCAACAGAATAGGTCCAGAATTTACTGGTTTACCAAAATTGCAAGAACCGCATGGATGAGTTCATAACCCTTCTTGCCGTACATGCCCATATTGGCAGAATTGACGGTATTGATTACAAAACCGTAACAGCAGAGGTGCTGGAACAGAACCTTGTATTCGCAAAAGGATATGGTTTTCGCGTATATCCAAACTCGCCAGAGTGCCGTAAATTAAGCGATTCAATTGAGTTGCTGGCCAACAAGGTCTTGCCAGTGCCATCCGTTATCAATGACATATGGGCTGTATCAACAAATAAAGGGGAATCAGTCTCCTACCATTCCCACCACTCAAACACGCATATGCAGCCGCAAGAGTATTGGAGTGGGGTGATTTACACATCGTCAGACGACGATTCAGCAGAGTTGGTATTTCACTCTTTTGGATATAACAGGATTGAGTCAATGACACGGATAAAGCCAGAAATTGGCAAAGTAGTGTTTTTCAATTCTTTTGTTCCACATTTTACGACTATGCACCAATCAGGTATCCCAAGAGTTGCTGTAAGTTTCAATCTAAAACCACAAAATCCAACTACTGTTGAAATACCAAATATGGATGTTTACAGAGGAATAAATGAGTGACTTTGCTAAAAAACAAGCAGTTGCATATCTTGAGCGCTCAATATCAACCCTTTCAAAAATACTTGGAGTTGATGCTTTTTCCTTGACTCACATACCAGTTGATGAATCATCTGCGCTATATGACTCGTATTTTTGCTTAATGAACGAAGTTGCTGCATACAAAAAGTTGGTGGGCAATGCAGATTGAGCCAATAATTGGAATTGACCCAGTTGATTTCAAATCTCGCGACACGCTAACAGTTAACTGGGACAAGCAGAATGAATCGTGGGTTGTTGACGGACAGCAGTCACATTGCCATTTGTACGGCGGTCCAGTCGGTCCGCTTCCAGTTGGCAACCGTATTTCATGGGATTCACCGCAGGACATTTCAAGACAAGACCCGTTATCAAGGTATAACGCCGACTTGGATTTAGAATTCAATAAGGCCGAGTTTGTTGCGTATATGTATATTTTGGGTTTTTCTGATGAAGAAATTAGTCTCCTAACGATAGATGAAATAGTTGAAAAAATACGGAATGTATACAGGTACAAGCACGGAACCCCATCAGACACGGCAAGCCAAACATTTATAAAGCGTAAAAATATTGCATTATTGCGAGGTGTTCGCAGAGCGCACCATAAAATTCAGGTGATTGAAAATGGAGCCTAATTACAACCTGGCACACCTGGCTGACATATTTTCTAACACCCAGAGCCACAAAGATGATTTTCCAGGAAAATATTATGGACATTCATCAAAACTCATGGCCGAGTTTGTTTCTGTGATTGATTTTGACAAGAGGAATGTAGCGACTGGCGGTGTTGACCTAGCGATATTTCCGTGGGAAATGTTTGAGGAAACAAATGAAAGGACATTTAGGACCTACACCATCTCTCAAATATTTCAAGATTTAATCTACGCTTTGAAAAGTCCATCAAGCGTACTCATATGCGGACCAGATTATTCAAGCACAAGAGTTGTCCAGTGTTGCGAAAACAACATCAAAACCACGCTGCTCAACAATATATCTTTGAGAAACTTTGAAAAATGTTTTACTTCAATAAATGAGAGATTTTCAAAACTGGAATATGAAGTCATATCAATGCAAGATGTCACCGAAGGGTGTAGCAAGAAATTTGATTTAATTGAGATTTGGGCAAACCAACTTGACATGCCACTATCTAACCCAGATTATTTCCTTAGGATGTTGACAGATGGTGGGTTGATGCTCATAAACGGCACATCTGATTGGGCATTTCTGTATGACAATGACATGTACGGACACCCAATGCACGACCTGCATGAAGAACTTAAAAACAACAGTTCGGTTTCAGTATTTCATATTCCACTTCATTACGGATTTACATTGGTTATAAAGAAATGAAAGTAATTGACAATTTTATTACAAATGAATCGCTGCTAGAAGAAATCCGAAACGATGAGAATTTCTTTCCGCAGACAATGGGTGATGAGCAAAAGGTGAATTATTCAATACACCAATATCATGACCAAGATTCAAAACATTATTCCCCATATATGTTTTGGGACGGTTGGTGGAGGTCTCCAGCAAATACACTCAAGAAGCGAGTAATACAGGAAATATGGAAAGACAATTTGCCCCTCCCGTATGACCAGATATGCGGTTTTGAGTATTGGGCAAAAACATTTAAGCCAGGACAGTATCTAGGCTTGCATATTGATGAAGATTCTCACCTTTATAAAGAAAGTCAAATATTTAATGGGCCAACTATTGGTTGCGTTTACTACCCCGACCACGAGTCAATAGATGGTGGATTTTTGGAGTTGCATGAATTTTTGCTTGAAGACGGAAGCAAATCACAACTTGAGCGAGGGGTGCTTGAATCAATGGCTTCCCCCATTGAGAAACGGGAGAGGATTGCTTTTAAGCCAAACAGGTTGATTGTGTTTGACGCTGGGCACATCCTTCACAACACCACCCCAACGGAAAGCGGTACTCGCAGGGTGCTGGTGGTAAATGTCTGGTCTGAGGACAAAAAGCCACTAGGATTGCAGAACAACGGGTTTTATTTGGAGAAATAAGTGAACATTGACTACAACATAGAGCACAAAAGATACGCCCATAGTTTCATCGTAACGGTCAATACTCCGTTTGGGGACGAGGACTACCTGCTACTTGTAGATGATGTGTCCAATGAAGCAGAAATATCAACAAATAGAGGGAGTGTGAAATTCGCTTCATACTCTTTGACCGACTCGTCATTTAGTGCGGATTTTAAAATTGATACTCCAATGACAGCATCTGTTTCGCTTGAATTTGGCAAAGATAGCAATTCTGATTTATTTTTTGGGACAGTAAGCGTGGGTGAGTTTGTTAAAACAACCCTTACAGCAAAGAGGCACCAATGAGTTTTGCGTATGACATGAACATATCCTCCCTTACTGGTGAGGAAAACCTGCTTGAATCCGTAAAGGGGAAAATTGCTCTGTTTGTGAATATTTCCTCCAAGTGTGGGTACGAGCCACAATGCAGCAGATTTTGGTCGCACGCGAGAACATCTCGCCAATTATGGGAATTACAGAAAGTGCACGACGAATTTAAAGATAGGGGATTTACCGTAGTCGGCTTCCCGTGCAACCAATTCGGCGGAATGGAGCCAGGAAGCAATGAAGAGATTGCTGCGTTTATTGCTGAAAATTATCCGTTTGTAACATTTCCAATCACGGAAAAGATTGATGTAAACGGACCAAATGAGCACCCAATTTACACATACCTTAAAGGTCCAGAGTTGCGTAATTCAAGCGACAACCTTGCCGACACATCGGACTCTGCACAGCGAGGTCAGAACAAGGCAATGCAAGCGATGATGCGCATTCCACATAATTGGGAGAAATTTTTGCTAAGTCGCGACGGCGTATTCATTTCTCGCTTTAACTGGCAAGATTGGCCACTGGCAGATAAGCCACTTGTCCATGGAGCAGCCTGGACAATCAGGGAAGCAATAGACGCGGTTTTGTAAGATGGATATTGAGAATCTCGGCGGAGGAGTTCTCGTCTTTAGGAATGTGGTTGAAGTGGACCACGACTTCATAATTCCATATTTGGCAGAACTTCACGAAAAAGTTGTAGAACAAGATTTTACAATCATCCACGATGAAAGCGGCAATGCTCTACATGCCATAAATCGTTCTGGACATAGATACCCATTAGAGGATATTTATCGTGTTAACAGAATTACTGGATTTGCCCCAGACGACAGAACAGATGAAAAGCATATATTTTTTGATAAATGCGAAGATGCCGTATATTCATGTTTAATTAGATATGTAGAGCATTTCCCAATGATTCTTCCGTCTCTATGGTGGAGAACGCACGGCCATGTTGTCGCTTACAGGAGTGGTTCGGACATGGGTTTTCACTCAGATAACGATGTCAATTATCAACCTGGAGCGGTGCCAGACATGCAAGTCGCTACAAGGCATGTTGTCGGCTCAATATTGTACTTAAATGACTCCGCTAACTCTTCTGAAGAATGCGGTGATTACGAATATGTTGGTGGGGAACTTGAGTTCCCTTATCTTGGCATTTGCTACAAGCCAAAGTCTGGTGACATCATTATGTTTCCGTCAAATTACATGGGTACGCATAGGGTAAAAGAACTTCATAGTGGTTCAAGGTATGCATACATATCATATTTTTCGCATGGCTCCGAGGATGTGAAGAGGGGTATTTGTCCATCCGATTCTGGCGCACTTAAACTAAAGTCATCTCAAGTTTGGATACCAGAAGTTTTTGACGACTATTCCACTTATATAAATAGCAAATACAACTCCGATTCTGATAAATATAAAATGCTAACATTGCCATTAAATCGCATAAACAACAGCAGTGGTACCACTCAAGAATTAATCCAGGAAAGAAACAAAGATGATTTACAATGATGTCGCTCCCGAGCACCTCGGCGGCGGTGTAATCGTATTCAGAGATGCGATAACATTTGATTTTGACTGGGCATGCGAATTTGCAGAAAATGCAGTATCGGCTGAACGCAACGACATGTACAAAGAGGCAATTGACCCAGAGTCGGGCAGGCCTGGATTTTTAAATAAAAGTGGATATTTTTTTGATTATGAAGACACGATGAATATGCCTCGTCGCGGTGCTTCAATACACAGAAGCGAGCAGGCAGATGTTATTGAGTTTTTAAAATTTCTTGAAAATTCTCGCGATAAGTATCTGCTTAAGTATCTAGTTGAGTTTCCACTGGCTTACAAAAATATCTGGTGGAAGGTAAAAGGCCATCTGGTTGCATACTCAATAGAGCATGGAGGCCGCCTACTGGGTCCCCACTCAGATACGAGTGCCGACTATTCATATGGTTTTGGCGAGCCGACAGACCAACTAGCAACCAGGAATACGCTTACTGCACTTATTTACTTTAATAACGGTTTTTCTGGTGGTGCGCATTACTTTAATTATCTAGATATCCGCTACACGCCAAATCCTGGCGATATTTTAATGTTCCCGTCAAATTTTATGGCTGCGCATGAGATTGAACCAATAACTGCAGGAAACAGGTACACATATCTAGGCTGGTACGCGCACGGTTCACCCAATCCTGCAGTAAACGAATTCATTGCTGACCCAATCACTCAGCCAGAACTTGCTGCAGTTTCAACCAATGTGTATCTCCCCACATTGCGTGAAGACTTTAGAAACCATCTAATCAACTGCGGTGTTGACAAAAGTTCTCCAGCGTGGCATTTAGTAGAAAGTATGCACTCATGATTAGGTATCACCTTGGGTGCGGAATTGTTCTGATTCGTGGACTTATTGGCGCTGATGAAATTGAAACTTACGACATTTCGTTGATAGAACAGAACATAACCCCACAAGGCTTCACTAAAAAAGATGGCAAACTTTATACCGCTGGTGGATATGAGTACAACGAAGAGATTGATTCAAAAACATATCCTGTGCGATATGCTGAAAACATAGATTCTCTTGAATTTACAAAAATCATTTCTGAAAAAATTTATCAATCAGTTGTTGATTATTGCAAAGTTTTCCCTGCGGTTGTTGAATGCATAACCGAACATAAACAACTCCACTACATAAAGTATGCCCAAAATACTGGGATGGGACCACATTCAGATTGCTCAGCATCCTACAAGAACAACTCTGTTGAGTTAATTTCGTCTTCTGCAATTGATAATACTCTGAGCACTTCAATTGTCTTGAATAGTGATTTCACTGGTGGCAAATTTAGATTTACCGTTATTGATGAGGAACTTGACCTTCGCGCTGGTGACGCTCTGATTTATCCTTCAAATTTTGTTGGTAGCCATGAAGTTAAACAAATTACATCTGGAACAAGATGGGCTTTTTTGTCTTTCTTTTCACATGCGCGCTCACATTTTGATGGGCAAGATGATTTGGACAAAAAGAATTTGTGGTTAAAAAAATTTCGTTCAGACATTGGTGTAGAGGATACAAAAGTTGCTAATAACTTTCAGAAAAAAGTAGAAGTTGGTGAATTATGATTATCACACACATGGGTAACGCCATAGTCAAATTTGATAATGCATTTACTGTTGACCCAGAATATTTTAAGAAATTCACAAATAGCCTAGAATCAACCATTGACAATGGTGATTCAAATAAACAAATTGAAAATACCCGCACAGAAGGTGGGTATGAAATACCACGGGAACATGCAAACGAATCACCAATCAGATACACAAATCTGCATTCACTAAATGAAGAAAACGCAAACTTTTTAAAATATCTGCAAGACTCAATTCATAAATGCATGGTTGAATATTGCAAAATTTTTCCAGTAGTCGTAGAAAATGTCAGATGGGTTACTAATGGGTATGTAATCAAATACGAAAATGGACAATGTATTGGCCCACACTCTGATTGCAATATCGCATACGCGGATGATGGCGTAACAATTTTGAACAGTATCCCCATTTACAATATTCTGACTGCTGGAGCATTTTTGAATGACGACTTTGAAGGTGGACAGATATCATGGCGAATATGGGGAATAAATAGCAAGCCAAAAGTTGGTTCGGTTTTTATATACCCATCGTCTTTTGTCGGATGCCATGAGGTCGCCCCAGTTACACAGGGGACAAGGTACGCCTATCTCAGGTGGTATGGACACGGCGAACCTGAATTTAATCCAGCGGAAAGTGTGATGCACTTGCTTGAAGACATCAAAGCCAAGAACACTCAACAGAAATTTGTTCCAGTTGGGGTTATTTCCAATTAAACAATCGGATGGTAACTTTGCCAATTCGCATAATCCATGCTGTTCCATTTTTCAACAACCCAAAATGTGCTTGTTACGAGGCGATTGCCAGATGTTATTTGTTTCACTCCATGGCCAAAATTTGCCCCAGACGGGAATATCAATAGCGTCCCAGCCTTTGGTTTGAACTCAATGCCATATTGATAAAAATATATTTCTCCACCCTCGTACGAGTCGTTGAAATAGAGAACATTGCTTAGGTCGCGCCAGGATTCGCACACCTTGTCCGCATGAGGGTTGAGTAATGTTCCTGGCGTGTAACGAGAAATACTTGAAATTTCCGAATAACCAGAATTGATGTTTATTTTACAGTCGTATGTTTCCTCTAAAAGTTTACATATTTTGTCCCTATATGAACGAAGAATCTTGGTTATTTCGGTTTCGTAATTTTTTACAACGGTCGGTATGTAATCAATGAGGATTAATGGATTTGATTCAATGTGTTCAGCGGTTAGACAAAATTCATTTATTTTAACCAAATCTTCTTCAGAAATAAAATTCTCATGAACATGAATGTGTTTTTTGTCCTCGGAATTTATTCTTACTTCTTCCCATCCGTCGTAGATGTAGTTGTCCATATTTTTCATAAAGCAATTGTTTCTACTTCAGATTTACCAATTTCAATCTTGTCGTAAATTCTCTGGCTGCGAGCAAATCCACCCATAACAGAATGAGCAACGCATCTGTTGTCCCAGACAACAAGGTCGTTTTCTGACCAACTAACTTCAATCTGATTATCTGGCATATCAAATATGTTCAATAAACTCAATTTGTAGGCATTCCATTTATCGTAATCTTTTCCAATCGTATTTTGCCCATTGTAGAAAATAGAAAGGTTTTTTGTTACTGGATGGACCCTTATTGATGGATGCGCATATTCTGGTTTTCTGTATGCTGGAAACTCATTACTGTCGGCATTCCATCCTGGAGACTTTATTCTATAAATAAAATCTATGTGTTCCTTTTCAAGACAATCATATGCGCGCTCTAGGTCAACAAACCGTGTATTGCCGCCCTCTGGGGACGGAGTTCTCATGTGCATGCAACTTATATCAACAACATGCTCTTCCCATGAACCATCAACATGCCATCTATCAACGCCCCATCTAGAAAAATATTCATTGCTTGATGGCAAGGGCTTTTTGTTTGATTCAAAAAAATCAAAAAGTGGCTCGCTTGAACGACCAGCATCAATCATCAAATAATTATGATTACTATGAATTTTTTTTAAAAATTCAATTACATCTGGCACAGAAATATCCGCATTTTTGAAAATTAAAACTTTTCTTAAAACCAAATCATTTTTGATTGATTCAATATTTCGTTCAATTGAGTTAACATCAAAATTTATATAGGTTTTACCAAATATTGGGCCGCTCATGACATCAGTCTTTCGCAATTTCTTTTGCAGTATGGGTTCCCCCGTATTGCGTCACGCATCTGTTTTGGAATACTGGGTTGGAGCCAACCTCAAGACCTTCAACTGGCTTCATCCATCGCGAGTAATCGGATTTGCAGTAACGCTCATAGTCGTCGTAAATTTCATCAAACCAAACTGGCGGACACCACTCGTTTGAATCTTTGCTCTCAGCAATCCTGATATTTGCCGCCTCGTCATCGGCACCCTGGCCAAAGAATGTGAGGTACGCATAGCGAGTGCCGCCTTCCATTTTTGTTACCCCATGAGCGCATATGTAGTTCGTGGGGAAGAATATGATGTCGCCCTTTTGCGGCTTGTACTCAATGCCCAAGTATGGAAACTTAAGCGTTCCGCCGCAGAAGTTCTCTCCATCAAGTTCCTCTGCAGTCTCAACATGGTCGTTAAAGTACGCCAATGCACCAGCCGTCTGCCTTGATGCGACCATGCCTTTTGGCATGTAACGGACCCCACCAGTAACCTTGTAATTCGTATCGTTATCTTGATGCCAACCAAGAACTCCTTGTCCGTGGTAGCGAAGAATGTGTCCACGAGTTTTCCACCAAAGGCTTCCAACAATTAGCGGGAACATGTCTATGTATCTAATTAGACACTTGTAAATCGTGTCTTCAAGATATACGAAATAGTCAAGGATTTCCTTTTGTGTATTTTCATCTACTGGAGCGAGAAGGCGAACTGGCGCGGCAGGGACATCTTCCATCCTGTACCTGAATCCATCTTCATTAATCCCATACTGAACACCATCTTCACCAATGACATACGACCATCTGCCCTTATGCGCTTCTTCTGCGCAGTCGTCAATATGGGATAAAACAAATTTCTCCACATTGAAAACATTCTTAAATACGACAAGCCCGTTTCCAAGGTCTTCAAATTGAAATTGGCTAATTTCAAGAAGTTCCTTGTCGCCTATTTTTGGTGTTGATGGTAGTGCCATTGCTTCAGTCTATCATGGCACTATTTTTGCCATGTATAAATCCTAGTAACTTCTTGTCACTACTGTTCTCTCGGCAAAGTTGATACCCGCAAATTCAAAGTACTCATCAAGAGTCCGCTCAGTCCCTAGTGCAAATTCACCAATTATGTTGTTTTCAAAAATAGATAGAAATTCTTTATTTGATTCGTTAACCATCTCTGACCATAATTCTGGGAAGTCCTGCCATGCATGGTTTCTTTTGTTTTGCAAGATTGTCTTTGCGGCATCAAAATACAAATGAAACAAATATGCGTTTTTAGGGATGACTGGAATAAATCCGCTAGTAAATGCTCTTGCCGCAATAAGCATCTCTTCCCCCCAAAAAGCAATTTTTCTATTTGGCTTAACTAAGGCAAAATCCCCAACAGTGAATATTGAGCCTCCAGAAACAGAAGGCGTATATCCACACATATAATGCGAGCCAATTGCTGTTTGGTGTGGAAAATTTAATACTTTAAAATCTTCAAATTTTTCAATAAATGCAATTTTTGTAACCGTACTGTTTGTGTCTTTTACTTCATTCATTGAATCGTCGTACCAATATGCCGCTGGGTACATGCTGACTAAAGGTTTTTCAATGCCTTCGTTTATGTATTCATTTACTGATTCAATTAGACCCAAATCCCAATTTTTCTTAAACCTCATGTGTGCATCTATTTGCAAATAGTATCTTTCGCCGTCGTAAAAACTATTTGCAATATAGCGCGACTCACCAATTCCAATACCATCTGGAGCAATATCTGTTCTCATTGATATTCTGTGAGGGCTTTTACATATTGGGCGTTCTATCAACCCATCCTCAAGCACGCAGTTTGCAATACCAAAATGCAATTTTGACGAATTGCTGCAATTATGTATTGCACTTGCAACTGTTTTGGGTAATTCAAAATCATTGTAAGATGGGATTTGTATAAATATTGAATTCATTTCCAAACCGCAGAAGCGCAATTGACGCAAATTAAGCCGAGGGCATTTTTAATTACTTCCTCATGCTTTTCTGAAAACCAAATTTCTTTTAGGTCATTTTCCTTAAATGAGCCAAATACATAATCAAAGTTGTAGTCATTGCAGCATATGAATGTTTCACCAACTGCGTTTACATGGAGCCATCCGTAAATTCTGCCGTTCATGCCGTTTGAGCAGTCAACAACTTTTTCAGTTGCGCCTCTATAACGAATAATTGCTTCAGAATTATCAATAACTTTTTCTTTTGCCAAAAATGAAGCCCTGTCAATCAATGAAGAGACTGGATAAATGTTCAATCCTGGGAATAGCGACCGCGCTATTTGAACTTGCTGAAATTGCTCGCCAGTCGGGGACAAATCAATTTGCGGCGCGTTCTCGCCTAATTTCATCCACCCGCCTGCGTCATAAAGAGAATCTTGTGTTGGGATATTCACCCCAATTGAAAAAGCACCAGAAGAAACAAATTCTGGAAATTTGTTCATTGTTAATCTGATTCCGTTTACCAACTCATCAAAAGTGGTTGACACAACACCGCTTCTGTCCATCCATAACTTTTCTTCAAATGCTGGAATGTTCAGATTTATGCCACTAATTACATCTTTGAATTGGCTCAAGATTTCAACTTTTTCTTCTGTCAGATTGGTCCCATTGGACAAAATCATTGTCATGAATCCATATTGACGCGCAAGTCCAAGCATCTCTTTGAGATGTTTGTACAACAGGATTTCGTTGTAATGAGCGGTATAGAAGTGTCTAAAGTCTGACGCCACAACTCCGTTCGGAGATGTTTTTTCGCTAGCAATATTTCCAAGTATCTTGTCCATCAAATCCACTGGCATATGCTTGGCGGCATAGAGTGGATTTTTTTGATACCTAACTGGGCAAAACCAGCATTTTGCATTACAAAATCCAAATGGGTCTATTTGCGCATCTGAGATTTTTATAGTTGATAATTTGCCGAATATCTCGCTACTAGCAGCCTTATCTACCATTTCCCGAGAGGACATGTTGCTTCTTTCAGTTTCACTTTAAGCGCCATAAAACATCCACATTCCTTGCACTGTTTTGTGAGTTGAATCAGACTTGGGCACTCAAGACAAACATCAAGTCTTTCTTGGGCTTCAAAAACAGATGCTTTTGGCAAATTGTGATTCAAAACATCCCATGGCCTAGTAGAGCCAACTTTCTTTTTGTACTCCCTCCAAGGCGACACGGTTACTCCGTTGGCGCAGAGAAGTTTGTTCCATCCCATGTCCATCCATATTGAACTGTTTCTTTAAGTTCTGCAGGACATTTAACTACGGTTGGGTTTGAGGAAAAAATTGCATGCACTCCCTCAAGACCATCGGTAATTGGGATTGAGTGACGCCATACAACTTCTCCGTCAAGAACGAAAAAGTAATACTCGTTTTCCTCTGGTGAGGTTGGGTTAACTGGTGCTTCTGACATATGGCTATCCTATACCTTTCTGGCCGTTTATTAGCAGGATGGTCCCTGACAGTTGTTGCCATAGACCGTTCCTTCACCACATCCCGAACGGTTACATGTGGTAGTTACGAATGTTTGAACACAGTTTGCGGTTCCAGGACATCCAGTATGCGTGTATCCAGAAGTCTGGGTGCATGAACATGGCTCCAAGGTGGTAGTAAAATTAGGTGGCGGAGCAGTCGTAAATGACGGCGGTGCAGCGGTGGTTGTGGTGGTTGTCGTAGTCGTAGTCGTGGTTGTGGTCGGAGCAACTGGAGTCACTGAACTTGAGGCCGAAGATGTTGCACTTACACCGTATCCACTATTAGCCGTAACGGTAAATGTATAGGCTGTTCCATTGGTGAGTCCATTCACGGTAAGTGGCGAAGAACTACCAGTCGCTGTAATGCTTCCAGGACTTGATGTGGCTGTATATGAAGCCGTGCCCTTGCCGTCGTAAGCCGATGCGGTGAATGAAACCGTGGCTGAAGCGTTGCCAGCAACCGCGCTTACGCTAGTTGGGGCATTAATAAACTTCCCCGCGCTGGAGGTGTTTCCTTTAATCACGAGGCGCTCAAGTCACCAATCAGGTACCACTCGTCTGTACCGCGCTTGATAAGCGTTGCCGATGAATATCGGTCTCTTAAGAACAACCCTGGAGTCGCACGAACAGTCACCCCAGAACCAGCAGCAATTTGAGTTTTTCCGCTTCCGTACTGAATGACGGTGATTTCTGAACCAATAGCGAAGTTTGCGGTTGAACTTGGAGGAACTGTTACCGCGTTCGCTGAACTTGAATTCATTTCAATTATTTTTGTTTTGTCAGAAAGAATCAGCGTGTAGTCAGAAGTTTTTGTTGAAATTGCCACATTGGCCAATTTTGAAAGCGCAATTTCTGCAGAAGCATTGATATCTGCGTCAACGACAACACCAGTTGATATTGCGGTCACGCCAGCATCGGTTACGGAGATGTCTCCAGTAATTGATGTATATGTTGCTACGCCAGAAGCATTTGCCAAAACAACATTTCCAGCAGTTCCTGATGCCAGTTTTGACAGAGCGATAGCAGCATTTGCAGCAACTTCAGTGTTGGTTACTTCTCCAGCCTCAATCTGAGCACCAACTTCTTCCCAGGCACTTCCGTTATAAAAGTACAACTTGTTGGCTGAATCAAGGTAACTAAACATCCCCTCTGCGAGCGTCACTCCAGCAGAAGAGTATGCGGCAGACCTGGCTGTTGCGTCAGCAAAACGATGGATTGTTTGGTCCATCAGGTATGTGTTTACTTGTGCTGCAGTTAACACCGCTCCAGTAGAGAAAAGTTTGATTCCAGCGCCAGCCATTGAAACTCCAGTTTGTAAGTGTGGTTCCAACAATAATACATCACTTGATTGGGCTTAGAAACAATGGTGTTGTAGTAAAATTTAATGTCCATTTACTGGGGGTCATATGCGTTTTAAATTGAACACCAGGATTGCTCGCATACAACTTGCTGCGCTTTTGCCAATTTCAATGCTGTCAATGTTTATGACAATACCCACAGCGCATGCAACTTTTTCAACCAATACTCAAATATCAAACAGCCAAGGATTCTTGCAAGGACAATTCGCTGAAGTAGGCGTAAGAGCCAACGGAGCATTCGGCTCCACAAGCGTTCCGTCTGGATTCAATCAAAACCCAGCAAACTGTCTTGGCTTTCGCGTTGACAGAGAAATGGATGGCTGGGGAACCACAACAGATGACGGCGACTATTTCTGTCCAGGCTCACCGTTTGAGGGCTGGCAGGTAAAAGTCGGCTCAAGTATTGGTAAAAACGACAACGGTCAAACAGGTGTTGCTGGCACAGTATCCGACATTCAGAACTCTGGTTCTTCCCAGTGTGTTTCATGGAATAGTGCAAGTCCATACAACGGTGTGAGCATCTCTCAGAGATACTGCGTGCCCACAGCAGGGCAGGCGCTTCATACTGATGTAACACTCACAAACACGACTGGCTCTGCTATTTCCAATGTCTTCTTTGGTCGTGGCTTTGACCCAGATAACGCAACTGGTTCTGGCTCAATGACATGTGCTGGAACCACTGGTAATACAACAACTTTCCAATCATGCAACGCCGTGACTGGGCAAGGAGCAGAGGCGCAAGCAACAGCACGGTGGGGAAATGGTTCATTTATCGCTCTCCAGTCATTTGACGCTCGTGCTCGTGTGGCTAGACAAACTGGTGGATTTTCCTCTCCAGACCCTGCTGACATTTGGAATGCTGGAAACTCACTCGCAACCAGTGGGGCATATCTTGGCAACATCGGAGAAATATTTGCTGATGCTGGAATCTATGTGGCATTGAATGTTCCAACGCTTGGCGCTGGTGCTTCTACTTCTTTCCGTATTAGTTATGTTCTTTCCGCTGAAGGAAATAACGCCCCAGTTCTTGGAGCGCCAGTCGTTAGCGGAGTAGGTCAAACCTCAGCAACTGTCGCATCAACTGTAAATCCGAAGGGCTTCTCAACTACTGCGACACTGGTCTATTCAACTGACCCAGATTTTGGCACTTCAAGTTCTGTATCAATGGGAACTTTTACAGGTTCTGACGAACTATCCATTGATGCTGAAATCACAGGTCTTGACCCAAGCGAAACCTACTACGCAAAGATTGTTGCAACTAACGAGACTGGTGAAACAGAATCCGCAGTATTTGACTTTGACACTCTTTCAGCAACAGCGCCAACTATTTCCTCAGAGGCACCAACAGTCACTGTTGATGACGGCCCTGTAACACTGACTGGAACGGTTAATCCAAACGGTTTCAGCGCTACGGCAGTATTCCAGTACAGCACCACATCAGACTTCTCTGGAACAATAGTTGATGTTCCAGTTGCTGGAAACTTGACTGGAACATCAGACACAAGTGTTTCCACGACTGTTTCTGGTCTGACTGGCTCAACCACTTATTACTATCGCCTAAAAGTAACCAATGCTTCTGGAACGGCATACAGCCCAACTGTTTCTTTTGTACCTAACGATATTCCTGCCCCAACATCGTTGGTAGTAACAAGCCTTGAAGATACGACTGCAAACGGAACTCTTCGTTGGGCAATCACGCAGGCAAATGCCACTGCTGGCGGGATATACGACTCAATCACATTTAGTGTTGATGGAACAATAACTCTTACTAGTGCTCTGCCCCAGATAACTCAAAATGTGACAATTACTGGTAACGGCAGAACTCAAACCATCATTGATGGAAACAACCTGTACCGCATATTCAATGTTCCATCTGGCAGAAGCCTGATTGTCTCTAACATGACCCTAAAACAAGGGCAAAATGTTTACGGTGGTCTTATCTACAACTCACAGGGAACGGTTGTTGCAACAAATATCAGATTTACAGCGATGACTGGCGGTAGCGCTGTTTGGAATAATGCTGCTGGCTCAACAGCAACATACACCAACTGTACATTTGACTACCTAAGTATTGGTATTGGTGGAGACCATGGCTCAACTCCACAACTTCCTGCTGGAGTCACAACATGGGCAGACCAAACGGATTCTGCTTTCCAAAACAAAACATATGTAGATAATTGCGTATTTAGTAATAATAGTTCTGGTATCAACACCCAGCGCTTTACAAAAGTGCAGAACTCAACATTTACAAATAACTCTTATGCAGTAAACATCCAAGGACTAAATCGTGGGCAGGTTCTAAATTCCACATTTACGAACAATGGAATTGGTGTTTATCACAACGGCTGGATTCCACCGACTTTCAACATGGGAACCGACAACCGTCTCATTAGTGGCAATACATTCACAACAAATGCAATCGCTATTTACCTTGATGACACATACAACAACGGTCAAAAGAACCAAAGTTGGTCAACTGTAACTGGCAACTCATGGGACGCTTCAGGTGTTTGGATTCGTCATTACCAGTGGAATGGAACTTCACAAGTTGAAGGAACTGCTCGCCCATATACAACTGGAACAGTGTTTACACAAAGTGCCAATACATTTCCAGACACGATTGGCGCACCATCTAATTTAACTGCAACTGATACTGGTTCTGGAATCCTGCTTGATTGGGACGCTCCAACATCTGGCGGATACCTTCCTGAGCGTTATGCAATTGGTTGGTCTGGGAGTCTTGGTGGCGGCGGAATCGCGACAGGAAATGTTGGTGGCGCGAATGCCTTAAATACATCTATTGAAATACCTTACTCAACCATATATTCATTTGGTGAACCAGGAGAAACATTCCCGTTCTACATTCGTTCCGATAACGACACATTCTCAAAGTATTCAGTTAATTCAAACACTGTGTCTATTCAGGTTGGTGTTTCTTCAAGCACTACGACCACCAGCAGTTCAGTGCCAGCAAGTAGTTCAATCCCTACAAGTACTTCAACAACACCAACGACGGAAGCACCGACAGAATCCACAGAGCCAGTGGTAGTTGTCGTCCCTGTATCGCCTGAGCCAGCGACCACAGTCCCAGAAGACACCACCCCAGAAACAGTAGAGACGCTGCCTGAAGAAACAGCAACAGAAGAGACACTGCCAGATACGACAGATGAAACAGTGCCATCAGAAACAGAAACGGAAACAGAATCAGGTCCATCAGAAGAGTCTACCCCTGAATCAGAAGAAGTTTTAATCATCATTGACAGCCTCCCAGACGACGCTTCTGCAGAGGAAATGGCAGATGCTGTGTTTGAAGCCATAGATGGCGCTTCGGCAGAAGAGGTAGGAGCCGTTCTTGAAGCGGTATTTGATGATGCAACTTCTGAAGAGGTGGTGGCAATTCTGTCTGCTGTCTTTGAAGATGCTTCACCATCTGAAGTTGTTGCAATCCTTTCCGAAACATTTGCCGATGGGGCCACCGACGAGGAAGTCGCTGCTGTTACCGAAGCACTTCTTTCAGACGGAGTAACGGAAGAAGCGGTATCAATGCTTATTGATGTTCTTGATAGCGGAGTTATTGACGAGTCTCAAGTTGAGGCAGTAGTTGATGCAATCCTTGAAGAGGAAATAAGCGACGAAGTTGCTACAGAACTCGCCACGAGTGCTGCGGTTATCCAAAACATCAGCGCTGAGCAAGCAACTGAAATTTTTGCATCCGTACCAGTAGAGGAACTTTCTTTAACCGAGGCAGCGGCAATCGTTGACGCCGTGCAGGACGCCCCTACTGAGGTGCGAGAATCATTTGAGGAAGAGATAAATGTGTTCGCTGGGGTGTTTGACAACTATGTGGCGACTGGCTCAACCATTGATGTTGGGACTAGAAGAAGCGTAATTGCGGTAAACTTAGTAACTAATACAGTTGCGCTGGCTGCCGCCGCAGGCGGTATCCCTGGCTCGTCGTCTAGTCCTACTCCTTCCGCGAAGCAAGACATTGCCGCTCGGAAAGAAGAGGAGGAGGAAGAGGGTGGCGCGATTGAGGGTGAAGGCCCTGATTGGATAAAAGCCATATCTATTTACAAGTTAAAAGATGGAGTGAAAGTAATGGACTGGATGAATTTTATTAAGAAGTTCTGGTATGGAATTTTGAGTTCTGGCTTCACGCTTGCTGGCGCAACCGTGATGTACTTCACCCTTTCAGGAATAACTCAACAAATCGCCCTCTGGGGAACTGTTCTGGCATTTGCAGGTTCTATGTACCTTCACATGAAAGAACCAGACTCAGAATAGTTAGTACATAATAATTGCCATATTCATGTTGTAAAATTTAGTAGCGCTGAATCATTGCGCTCCTAATTCTGGAGATTTATTGACATGAGTAAGAAACTTGCATGGGATTACATTGTTCCAGTAGTTCTTCCAAAAGACCTTAAAGGAATTGAGCCAGGAAAACTTCCTGCAAACCTTCTAAGGGCTGTACCTGGTGGCGGGAAAATGCACTGGATTGCTGCATCTGCTTGGACGGCCATGGTTGAAAAAGCAAAGGCTGAAGGCGTTGAACTAAAACCGACTTCCAGCGGCGACACATACCGCGATTACGAGAGCCAGAAAAAAGGATTCCTAACCCGCTACACACTTGACAAAGTGGAAGGCACCAGCACAAAAACATTTGAGGGCAAGACTTGGTATCTCAAAAAGGGTATGGCGATGCTCGCCACGCCTGGAAAGTCGCAGCATAACCTCGGCTTGGCTGTTGATGTTCATTCAGCATCTGAGCCAAAGCGTCTCAACTGGCTTGTTGAAAATGTCAAAGAATTTGGCTTTTCATGGGAAGTTGTTCCGTCAGAGCCTTGGCACCTTCGCTATGTTTGCGGAGATAATGTCCCAGCATCAGTGAAGGCATGGATGGACGCAAACGGAGTTTCTGCACCAGCAGCAGTTGCAGTCAAAGAAGATGCACCGAAGCCTGCCCCTAAAGCCGCTCCAGCAGCCCCTAAAGCCGCTCCTAAAGCCGCTCCAGCAGCGCCTGCAGGGGATGCAAAGATTCGTAGCATCCAAGAAGCGCTAAAGGCTCGTGGCGCGTATCCAGGAGCAATTACTGGCGTAATGGACGACATGACCAAGGGTGCAATTAAAGCATTCAAGGTTGCAAACAAACTTCCTGCAGACCATGTCCCTGGCCCTCAAGTAATGAAATTGCTCGGTCTATAAATTGGACGCAACATGGGCAGCCGTTGTAACTGGAGCATTTGGCTTGCTCATGTTATTGATTGAAAAGGGTCGCAGAGAAAATAATCGCGACCACGGATTCGTAAGAGACCGACTTGATGCAATCAAAGAAGATATTGCAGACCTTGACACCGACATAAGTGTCATAGAGGCTAAAATAGATACACATATCCTTGACCATTCAGTAGGCGCTGTTGAGCAACATGATGCTCCAGAACGCAAGAAGCCGAGTAAGAAGAAATAAATCTATCTATGGGCAAACGACGAAAAGGTGTAGTGCGCGGCCCTCAGCAAAGAGTTCGCGTTAATCCGCTTACGAAGCAGGAAGAAATCATTGCTGGGACAAAGGCTGGAAAGAAGCGTCAGCGCCTATCTCCATCAAATCCACTTCGTACTCACGACCTGCACGGACCAGTAGATAAAAAGAACTAGTCTTTCAGCATGGCTGAACAGGTAATGACATGGAATGACGATGGTCATTCAATTCAACTCAGGCTGTCAAAATCCGAACTTGAGATAACTGGAATAACCTGCCCAAACAGGGATACAGGGAATTGCAATGACCCAGTTCATGGCTGCGTGGTCACATACTTTATTCGCCGCTTCGGTCTTGAATGTAATGCGGGAACATGTCCACCAGCAGAGAGTATTGATATTTGCTGGACGCTTATCGGCGATAGCAGGGTAATTGAGGAATGCCAATTGTGGTTTATGCCAAAGTCGGACGAAGTCTTCTCTGCTTGGCTGGAAACGAAACAGTCTAAAAACTAACTCGGCTGCTTCTCATGCTTTCGCAGAGCACCTTTGAAGCCACTCTTTCTGTTCCTCTCGGAAATAAATGCCTCGTATTCAAGTTTGTCTTTTTGCGCAAGGCCGAGTAGGTACTGCGAGCCCTTTTCGGTCAGCAGGAATTTGCCCGACGGTACTTCCATCAAAAAACCATGTTCATGGAGTCGCTTGAAAGACCGTTCAACATCAGATAATGCTGGCTTGTCCACCTTCATTTTCCTGAAGTCCTCTGGAGTGAACGGCCTGCGGTGTGTGCGCATTTTCCCGTAACACATGATTACATAGCCAATTGAACCAGATTTGAATGGATATTTATTTGCGCTCATTAAGCACGAAGGTTATCAAAACAAATCTTCGTCACCAACTTCATCTTCTTGTTTCATTGTGTTAATTGCTCCAAGAAGGTGCTGTATATCAGGGTGCGAAATTACATTTTCAACTGAAATTCTGTAGACATTTTTGCGATTGACTTTTGTCTTTGTAACAAGCCCTTTATCTATAAGGGATTTAATGGTCTTGTCAATCATTGTTTCGCTGATGTTGAGATAATTGGAAAGTGCTCTCTGCGTGATTGAGTTGTCTTCAATCAAAGCCACAAGAACCCTGCCTGGAGTTGAAAGCAGACTGATGGTGTTTTCGTTGTGATAGCGGAACAACTTTTGCTTATCTAGCGTCTCCAGAATGCTGGAAATAAGGTCTTCCTGACCGTCGCCGACTACCGCTTTGAGGGCGTCGCGTATTTTGTCAGATTTTGAACTTTGCATAGATTTGTGCATCACAGCGTATCACCAATGCTCTATTATGGGCACACCTAGTCACAATGAGCCACAGGAGAAATCACATGAGTGAAACTTTGCCCAAAGGCGCTCCGAAATTGAGCCAAATTTTCAAAAAACTGCAGGAAGAAAATGGGCATTCCCGTTGCGCCGTTTGCAGTGCGTACAAGAAGATGGACGAAGAAGACAAGGAAAGTTTTATTCAGGTAATGGATTCAGAGATACCTGTAAAAAATATTTGCAATGCTCTCTTGGAAGTCGGAATCACTCTGAGTCGCTACCAAATCGGTGACGCTCGCCGAGAGTGCATGAAAGGCAATAAGCCATGTCAAACATTCAAGGCGGAATCAAAGTGACTACAAAAAAGCCTAACGCGCTCGCGGCGCTTGCAAACAAAACAAAAGTTGCCAGCGACATAGCCAAACTTCTTGAGACGAACAATATCCCAATTGAAGAACTTGGGAAGATTAAGATGAATAAGACTATTGTCAATAAAGACGGTGTGTCTACAGTAACCGATAGAACG